ACACACCGTACTCGCGCCGGTTCATTCTTGGTGAAGAATAAATATCTTGATAGACTGCTGACCGAGAAGGGTGAGAATAACGAATCGATCTGGACTTCGATTATTACCAACAAGGGTTCTGTTCAGCATTTGCCATTTTTGACTGAAGGTGAAAAAGCAATCTTCAAGACCGCACAAGAACTTGATCAAATGTGGGTTGTACAGCATGCTGCGGATCGTCAGAAGTATATCTGCCAAGGGCAGTCTGTGAATCTATTCTTTCCTGCTGGTGCACAAAAGTCTTATGTCAACAAGGTACATATCAAGGCATGGAAAGAAGGGCTCAAGGGTCTGTACTATCTGCGTACCGAAGCCAAGTCTCGCGCAGAAAATGTGTCTGAGAAAGTCGAGCGCGTAGCACTGCAAGACGACACAAGAAATATTGTCTATAGCAAGAAGAACTGCCCGTTCTGTGCTATGGCGATGGAAGAACTGAAGTTGCGTGGCATACCATTTGATAAGATTGATCTTGAAGAAATCGGTAAGACCGCAGCAGAAGTAACTGGTAGAAAAGTGAGTACGGTTCCTCAAATTTATATTGGGGGCAATTATGTTGGTGGTTATGAAGACCTTATGGCGTTTCTAAATAATGCACCTGTCGAAGAATCTGATGAATGCAAGGCTTGTGAGGGCTAAACTATGAAATACTATATTATTGAACCAAAGTATAAGAAGTCTCTGTTTGAACTTCAACATTATGTTCGCGAAGACGGTGCGCGTATTGTTGTTGAAACTACATGGCGTGGAGGTGAATTTAAACTCACCGTGCCTGAGACTGAAACAGAAATAAAAGAACTTCTGGGCGATTCATACGACGAAGACGATGTAGAATACTACTCTTGGCTTCCCGAAGATGATGATGACTATGTAGAACTTGATGACTATCAGTATGAAATGCTAGGCACCTTTGATGGCTGTTCAGAAGATTATGAGACGTACAACATGGATGAGGACGAATCAGAATTCCTTGTAGAAATTCTAGAAGAAGAAGGTTCGAGCGTTTTTTGGGATGAAGTAGAAATGTTTGAAGGCTTCGAAAGCGAAGCATGTTATTATGCTATTGTTGGCGGTTTTGTTCTCACCGAGTGTGACGAGAATGGAGAGCCATTAGAGTGAAAGTAAAACTCTATTTCGTTACATTCAAGAACGATCTAGAACTGCAAGCAACTTTTGATACTCTTTTGGATAGTGGTATTTGCGATTATGATTTTGAAATTACTGTCGTAAACAATGCAGAGCAGCATCCTGTAAATATAACAATTCATCCAAAGATTGCTGAAAGAACTAAATTCGTTACGAATGGTCTGAGAATTGAGCGGGTGCGCACGGGTGCGCACACACCTGGGCATCTAGCGAGAGATTGGAACTTTGGGCTTGTCGATGGATTTAAATCGATAAGTGACCCTGACGCTGATCTAGTTGTACTGTGTCAAAACGATTTAGCATTTATTCCGAACGGCTTTCACAAAATCGTGGAAGGGCATGATAGATATAACTTTATCACTTGTGGTCCTGGTGATACTCTGCACAGTTATACTATAGACGCGATTAAGATTCTAGGGTTATGGGATGAAAGATTCTGTTCTAGGGTATATCAAGAAGGTGATTATTTTACAAGAAATGTTGCAGTAAACAGCAAGGGCTGTTCTATTAATGATCGTGAGCATGGTAGAGTTTACAATCCTATTCTTGATGATGACGCAATTCTTGATTTAAATGTAAAACCTAGAAATCGACGATTTGATAGAACTTATCTAGAATACGGCGAAGATGTATTTAAAAAAATAAATCAAGACTTGTACAATGCTAAGTGGAGCAGAGTGAAAAGCGGATTCTGGGAAAACAGACACATTGAAAAAATAAAAAAATTGAGTATACCAACACAGTTTAAGCAGCCTGTGTTCTATCCATATTTTGAACTAGAGCATGTTAACGAAAACATTTACCAATATTACACATAAGGAAGTCGAATGTCACTGTTAGATTTTAGCACTACATACAAACCGTTCCAGTATCCCTGGGCGGTTGAACTGTCGAAAAAGCATGAAGAGATCCATTGGATCGAAGACGAAGCAGAACTGAGCGAAGATGTGCAGGACTGGAAAACCAAGTTAAGCGAAGATGAAAAAGAATTCATCACGCAAGTCTTGCGTCTGTTCACGCAGTCTGATGTACAAGTAGGCGAGAACTATCATGAACTGCTGATTCCAAAATTCAAGAATAATGAAGTGCGCAACATGCTATCGTCGTTTGCAAGCCGTGAGGCGGTTCACCAGCGCGCCTACGCGCTTTTAAACGACACCCTTGGTCTTCCTGACGAAGAATATCACGCGTTTCTGGAGTACAAGGAAATGGCGGATAAGATCGATTTTATGAAGCAGGGCGATATCAATACACACACTGGCCTTGCGCTAGCACTTGCTCAGTCTGTGTTTAACGAAGGGCTAGCAGTGTTTGCTTCGTTTGTCATGCTGTTGAACTTTCAGCGTCATGGTAAGATGAAGGGCATGGGTACGATTGTCGAGTGGTCTATCCGCGATGAAACTCTGCATGTTCAAGGTAATGCTAAATTGTTCCGTACATTCTGCGACGAGCGCCCTCGCATTGTCAATGACGAACTGAAGTCTAAGATTTACGAGATGGCGAGCAACGCTGTCAAACTAGAAGACAAGTTTGTCAGTCTAGCATTTAAAGGTAATGATGTGCAAGGCTTGACCAAAGAAGAAGTGCGCGCATATATAAGACACATTGCGGATCGACGCTTGTTGCAGTTGGGTCTCAAGACTAAGTTCAAGCAGAAAGACAATCCTCTGCCTTGGCTTGATTGGGTATTGAATGGTGCTTCTCATGATAACTTCTTTGAGAAGCGTGTTACTGAATACTCTGTCGTCGGTATGGAAGGCGATTGGGGTTGGGATGAGGAAGCAGCATAATGGAAGAACGCCAATACGAAGTAAAATGCATTTTGTGCAACACTGAAACATTGATTATCGTCGAAGATGAAGACGAACAGCCTTCACACTGTCCGATGTGTGGTAACGAGGCTATCGATGTAGAAGAGATCGAAATTGATTAATGTGGCATTTTGAAGGCAAGCCTTTCGACCCTGATGAGGACTTTCTCAGTGCTTATCAGGGTTTTGTCTATGAGATTACCGAATTAAGTACGGGCAAGAAGTACATAGGTAAGAAATTCTTCTGGGCGATTCGTAAACTTCCACCACTGAAAGGGCAGAAGCGTAAGCGTACAGTCAAGAAACAGTCGGACTGGAAAGAGTATTATGGCAGTTCTGAAGAACTAAAGAACCTTGTTGAGCAGAGCAGTATAGATAATTATCACAGAGTGATTCTTCGCTTGTGCAAGACGAAAGGCGAATGTTCTTACTACGAAGCAAAGGCTCAATTCGAAAACGATGTGCTGTTGCGAGAAGAATACTATAACGAATTTATTGGTTGTAAGATTCACTCAAAACATCTGAAATGCTAAATAAAGTAATAAGGAAGTACTTGACAGTTCCGGGTTCGTGGTGTAAAATAAGCATAACGCGTCCGGGGAACAGAATATACTATAGGTGATTAATCATGGCAACTTATGCTAAGAAACTTGAAGTGTACGAAATTCTAGAAAAGTTTGAAAAAGCAAAAACTAAACAAGAAAAGATTGAGATTTTCAGAACGAATGAAATCATGCCTCTATTAGATGTTCTTCGCGGTACATTTGATGACACCATCCAGTGGGAACTTCCTGGTGGTACGCCTCCGTACACACCAAATAATCCAGACAGCCCTCCTTCTAGTCTGCTAAGACAGCATCTTAATTTCAAATATTTCGTAAAGGGTTTGCGCGACTGCAGCAAACTCAACCCTATTCGTCGCGAGCGTATGTTTATCGATATGCTTGAGGCGGTGCACCCCAAAGACGCTGAAATTCTAGTGTCTATGATTAACAAAAAAAGTCCTGTGAAAGGGTTGACTAAAAATCTAGTAAAGGAGGCGTTTCCACAGTTAATCCAAGAATGATCATGATCCAAGTAAAGTAAAAAGAACTAAGGAGTGTTTATGGTAGAATCCAATCAAATTGAACGACTGAAGAAGGACTCTAGAGAACTTGGACATTATATTCACAAACTACAAAAAAGAGGTAAAGCCGATATTGCTTACAAAGTGGCAAAACGCCAGTCATTTTTAAACGCAGCAATATCACAGGTTGAATCTCGCGCAAGGGGGTGATCCACATCTAACGGTGAGCCTCGATTGTGAGGCTCACCACTCTTAAGATTGGATTAACAGGAACTAAACACACATGCCACTATACACAATGCGCAACACTAAGACAGGTGAAGTTGAAGACAAAATGCTTCGTATCGCAGAAATGCAAGACCTTGTTGCTTCGGGTGAGTGGGAGCAAATCATTGGCGGTGCTGCACTCATTACTCACACAGGCAACATGATCAATAAAACGCCATCTAGTTGGAAAAGTCATTTGAAAGATATTAAAAAGAAAGCAGGTCGACACGTACCTAATACAATTAAACTATGACAATGACAAAAAAACAACAGAACGGCGAATCAATGAATATTCGCATCGATGATCTGGTTACTATCGATCCCATCACTGAGCGACAGAAAGAAGTATTTGACGCTTGGCGTGATGGTGACAACATGGCTCTAGTAGGCACTGCAGGAACTGGTAAAACTTTTCTTGCACTCTACCTAGCACTAGAAGAAGTCATGGACAAATCTACGCCGTACGATTCAGTGCGGATCATTCGCTCAGTAGTGCCTACACGCGACGTAGGCTATCTACCAGGAACGATAGAAGAAAAGTTAAATGCATACACAGGTCCTTATCGCGCTATTGCTAGCGAGTTATTTGAAGACGAAAAAGCGTATGATAAACTTGTTCACAACAAATATATCACCTTTGAGTCCACTTCATACATAAGAGGGCTTACATACGATAACAGTATTGTAGTGGTTGATGAAATGCAGAATCTTAACTTTCATGAACTTGATTCTGTAATCACACGAATTGGTAATTGTTCGAAGATTATCTTCTGTGGTGATTATAAGCAGTCGGACTTTAAGAACGAAAATGATAAGAAAGGCATAAATATTTTTCTAGATATTTTGGAGCAACTCAGGAACTTCTCGGTTGTTGAATTCAATTGGGAAGATATCGTAAGGAGTGGTCTCGTAAGAGACTACATTATGACAAAGGAATGGATGGGCTTACAATGAACAGAGAAGCAGTATACGAACAACTTAAAATAGACGAGGGCGTAGTCTATGAAATCTATAACGACCACCTTGGGTTCCGAACTTTTGGAGTCGGTCATCTTGTCACAGAAGGTGACGAGGAATTCGGACAACCGGTTGGAACTCCAGTTACTGAAGAAAGAGTACGGGAGTGTTTCGAAAGAGACCTTGACACTGCCATCGGAGAGTGTTACACTCTATACGGCGAAGGGGCTTTTGGAGACTTCCCAGATGAAGTCCAGCAAGTCTTGGTTAATATGATGTTTAACATGGGTCGCCCGCGTCTGAGCAAGTTTAAGAAATTCAATGCTGCGCTTGAAGCACACGATTGGGCAACGGCAGCAGTTGAAGGTCGTGACAGTTTGTGGTATAATCAAGTCACGAATCGTGCAGAAAGACTTATGAGTCGATTGGAGGCTATTAGTTAATGGCAAAAACTGTTAAGACAGGGCAACCCACT